ACAAACAGGTACCTTTTGCCATGCGCCTAGCGCCCAGTGTGTCAAATAGCATTATTGGCAACCTTGGTCAACGTGATCTTATCAATCGCGCACAGTTAACATTGAGCAGCCTGATCATAAACTTGCCTACTGCCAACAGTCGTTTCTTGATTGAAGGTATTCTTAATCCTGCAAACTTAGACAGTGCCAACACAGAATGGACTGGACTCAACAACATTGGCGGCGGCTTTCAACCTAGCTTCACACAGTTTGCAGTTGCTCCTGTTTATACCAGTTCCAGCACCGGTGGTGTCACAGGTTCCTTGTTTGGAGTCACAGGCGGCTTTAGCAAGAGCGGTGTCAAAGCATCACGTAGCTCGCAAGCCACATTCAGTACTTTGACACCGACCAACGTGTCAAGTTCAGGATCTGGTGCAGTGTTGGCAGTGACTCTGGCATCAAGTGGAACAACCACATACACCAACTTAAACACACAAATCACTGTGACCACATCGGGCACAGGATATGCTGTGGGTGACACTCTAAAAATTCTCGGCAATAGTTTGGGTGCATCTACCCCAACCAATGATTTAAACCTGACTGTGGTGGCAATTATTACTGAATTGTCTGGTGGCGAACGTTTGTTTGCTATTCCAGTCAGCACCACAAACTCAGGCTTGTTGGATTTGGCAACGGTCAAACAGATTGGTACTTCGGCCATCCCAGGGCAAGGTACATATCCTGATGGCCCCGAGGTATTGGCAATTCAGGTAACAGCACTGGCTGCTGTGGCCAACGCTGTGGCTGATATTCAGATTCAGTTCCAAGAAAGTCAGGCTTAACTCACAAGATCCAGCTCAACCAGCTGGATCTTGTTTTGCACAGCTTCGATGTTTACAGTGTTCCACAAGCCAGGATGCATGGGACGAGGAAAGTGCCCGCTGTCTAGCCATGCATAGCCTAGGTGTTCGTTGTTGAGTTTGGGGCAGAATTCTGACTGCACAACACATACCCAGGTATGGTATTCAAATTGGCTGTCGGCCGATGTAAAAGTTTCAATTGGTATCAGTTTGAGATATTGAGGGAAACTGCCCAATTCTTCCACACACTCACGTTCCATGCCGCCCAGCAAAGTTTCGCCTGGTTCTAATTTTCCTCCAGGCAGCCCCCAGGTGCCGGGATGTTTGGGGTCGTTACGCAGCAGATATAGATAGCGCCGCGTGGCCAAACTGAGAAACCAAACCCCAACTGCTTTCAAAGAACCAGTCTCCAGGTGCCTCCGGGGTAGACTCCTTGATAACTTTTTATCCATGCGTCGCCGTTCCATTCGTATTGAATGCCTGTGGTGAGATTGGTCACATATTGTCCAGCAGCAGCACCCTCGGCTCTAAAAACCACTTGCCAATACTGATTGGCGTATTCAATTATGTCATTGGCCTTGGCCACAAGCGGTCTTCCATTGCCACCGTCCCAGGCTGCTGCTGACCCAGCAGCAGCGCTACCTGTATCTTCAGTCAACAAATAACGCTGTCCTTCCATGGTGCTATCAAGTCCCTGTGCTGGAGCACTGGTCAAGGGGTTGATCACTGCGTCAACCGGATTTAACGTGTTTTGTGGCACAGTGTCTGAGTCGGCATCGAACAATACAAATCTAGCGTCATTGGGATCAATAACAATGGTGCCAATCACTTCAGATTCATCAGGTTGAATCAGTCTAACTTGACTAACACCTGGCCGCAATGTACCATAAAGATCAATCACAGCATTCCAAGTCAACCCACTGTCGGCAATGATGTTGGCAGCTTCCAGCGAATCATTGCTGGGCTCGTTGGCAAGATTTTGCTGTTTGATGCACTGTATTTTATTGCCAATTACCACCAAGGCCCAATTGTAAGGAGTTATGATTTGACGGGTGCCCAGCAACAAATCATTGTTGGTCACTGCATTCTGTAGGTCTCCCTGTGCGTCATACATGTTCATGATCACTCGTTCAACCACTCCCAATTTCTTGAGTTTGACTGGGCTAGACAACCAAATTGGGATGCTGAATTTGATAGAAGCAATGTCAATGGGATTGTCAGTGCCCTGCGGTATGGTGCGCGAACTCCAGTTGATGCTGTCTAATTCAACCACAGTAAGACTGGTCCAGTCAATGAAGTTGTCAGTGCTTTGAACTTCAAGGCTGGGGTTAAACAAAGTCAACATCTGTTCCAACAGTTGCAGTTTTTGATTGGTGTTGGAAGTCCAAACATCTAGTGTAATGCCCAGCTTGTAGGGCACTGGCATCAGGCGTTCTATTGTGAATGCATTGCCCTGTGTGGTTTCGTAGGTTTCAGTGGCCTCGTCATAGGTGCGTTGTCTCACGTTGACCTTGCTGACAAAATACGGTTCTTGCATCCGGCTTCTATCATAATCCAGACTGCTGATGTAAAAACTCATCAGGGGTGTGGCAGTCATGAAGTTGGCCGAGTTGTTTTGGATCACAGTTTGCACATTGCGTGTGGCATCACCATATCGCACTGGCACTCTGATCAAGGCCGTGGCATCTGGATTACCGTCTTCGGGGCCGTACTGCACCTGAAAGCCACTCACAATTCTGGTGAATTGCAACAAGAATCGGCGTATCTGTTCATCGTAAAAATATTGGTTAATTTAATTCTCCTTGTTCATATACACTCGTTTACCGTCTATGGTTTTCCAAGTTTTACCTCGTGTGCCACTACGTTCAAGTTGAATTTGACTTAGTTTTTCTTTTGCGCTCTCAGGCATAGACCACATTCCTGTTGTACCTTTTCTTGGATGTGCTTTCCCTTTCATGGCACCGCCATCTCGACGAACCCAGGTATCAGTACCGGTTGCTTTTCTACGAGCATGAGCCTGACGTTGAGACTCTTTCATTTTTTCTTTTGATTGCACACTGTGAATCTTATTATTTCCAGCTTCTCTAATGTTGTATACTTCTGCTATTTTTTTATAGGCATCTAACCAGTATTGTTCTTTGAGATTTAGCTCATCAAGATCATTTGCTGAATCAATTACTTCCCAGGTAAAGTTACCAACCCCATGCTTTCTAATACTGTCATATAGGTAACTTTTTTTACCAGCTCGAGCGCAAGCACAATGTTCATACCATCTCATTTTAGCGTTTTTTTGAATGGTTTGTCCTATGTACATTTTGCGATTAATGGTGTTAGTAATTTTGTATATATGCATACGTTTATTTATGGAGAGCCATAAATTTCACGTTAGCTTGACTTCTGTCCAGGATAAGTGCCAGGCCTAGGATTGGGTGTCTTGTTGCCACCATCATTGCCATTGTCAGCTCGGGGTCGTAACAGTTCACTGAGACTCTGTCTGCTGGGCACAGCACCTTGATCAGTGGTGTTCACTGTGTATGTATTGTTTACAAAGCTGGAGCGCAAAGTTTCATTGGCTGGGCCGTTGTTGAGATCAGTTCTCACACTGCTGTCCAGTTTGATCCATCGACGCGATGCCGAACTGTATCTAAACAGTCTGTTGGGAAAGTAATCTAAACGCAAGCAGTAGTCTCCATCCACTGGATTCAAGGGAAATGTCACACCTGATGTCACTGGCAAACCATTGGGCGGAATAGAAGATCCTGTGAGATAGCCCACTGTGTATCCATAACCACGCGGAGTTTCACTCATGCCGCCCTGTGTGCCATCTGTGGTTTCACCGCCATCAGCAGTGACTGATGTGGGGTTGGCTGGTGTACCTTCAAGAGTTGTGGGTTCTATATAAAAACTGCCAGTTTCATAACCACTGAGTGGCACTTCAACATCGGCCTGTTGCAAAATTGCATCGTTGATTTGGTTGTCTTTGTCGCGAGTGCTCATGCCCTCACTGATGGTTTGCGGTGTGTAAATTTGCCAGTATTCAGTGTTGGTGATATCTATACCAGCTGGTGTGTTTTTGATGGCTTGGTAGTAGACATCGCCGTAATTGGTGACCCAGCCCATGGGATAGAAGTTGCCGTTGTCCCAGATGTTTTCACTCACAAATGGTTTGTTCAATATATTTTTGTACTCTTGCTGATTGCTGATGGGTGTGGCTTTGACTCGCCAGGTATGCGGCAACCAGGTCTGACTCATGCCTTCAGTGGCATAACTGGCATCTTGAATCACATAGTACTTGGGCAACGCCTTGGGTATGTTGGGATTCAGTGGATTGTAATCAATCAAATTGGTCACTTCCAGAACGTCACCGTTCATGAGTTTACGGCCCATGGTATCAATCATGTCATTGTAGTGAAACGTGATAAACAGGGTATCGTTGTTGAGAAACAGTCCAAACTGTGTGAGGTCAAAATCAATGTCTTGATGATTGTAAACACCACGCATGACGTAAATGTCCTCGGCATAAACACGGTCACGGTTTTCCAACAGCAACAAATCTTGTATGTTCAAGGGATTGAGTGTGTCATAAATGGGTTGTGTAGCATCGCCATTGCCTGAAAGTGCAGAATCTTCGCCGCCAGGTTGTGGCCCCATGTATTTGTGAATGTAAATATCCAGGCCGCCCACGGTATACATTTCTGAGATAGTGCGATCCAAAAATTGGTAATCTCGTGTGCGATTGGGGCGGTATAGGCTTAAACGGGGCATGATACCATTATTTAGCGGCGGTTGACCAATAAATCGTTGAGTGTTATAATTACCCAAGTAACCGGTACAAGGAGCCACTGTGAAAACTGTTAATCGAGCACTCAAACCCCTGAATCCGCGCAGCCCTGACACCAAACACGTGGGCGACGAACCACTGTGGCGCGAGCAGCCCACAGAAAATCGTATCACTGCACTCAGCAGAGCATTTAATTGGTACAATTATTTTTATGGCAAAAAAGAAGCCAAGGACATGATTGCCACGTATTTGGATGCACATGATCGTGTGCGAGATGCCAAGCAGATCCGAGCCCTGCCCGACAGCCAAATCAGGCTCACACCGGCCTGGATGTGCCGCATGAGCATGATGGGCCTGCAGTTGGACGAACACGAGCAAATCAAACTGGACAACATGATTGCTGCCATGCTGGTTGTGCGTAACGAGCCTGGGCCTGAAGTACCTGCAGACGATACGGCTCCGGCTCGACTGACCATTCAAGATCGTCTGCGTGAAAAAGTCACAGAGTGTGCAGGCGAACTTGAAGGTGTGTTTGATGAGTTTTGCACAGCCGGCGCCAAGATGAGTGCTGACTACAAGCCCATTGCCGTGATGCGCAGCATGAACATTGCCCCGCAAATGGTCAATGACATTCGCACAATCTGGGTTGATCGTCTCAACGAGTACCAAGAAGTCATTGAAGGCAAAGATTCCCAGTTGGTAGAAGCCTATGGACATTTCAGCAAAATCCAATTGCGCAATATTGTTAAGTTCATTGAACAAGTGATTGCCGATTGCGGTGCCTATGTGCAGATCAAGAAAGTGGAACGCAAGCCGCGCAAGGTCAAGCCTGTGGCACCAGAAAAACGTGCAGCCAAGTTTCGAGTACTCATGGAGTTTGCTGAACTCAAGCTCCGAGGCCTGCCAGCCGCAAGTCTTGTGGACAAGAGCGAAGCCTGGTTGTACGACACCAAAAAACGCAAGTTGATTCATGTGGTGGCAGACTCGCACACTCAAGCATTCACTGTCAAAAGCAACAGTGTG